AACTTTGATGACCAGCTTAGCTTACTCGTGTTTGGCTGTCATGCATCAGCGCCTTTCAGTGTCAAAGACGTGAAGGAATCAGTGTTTGATTTCAATCGAGGAACCATCTACAGCAATCTTCAAAAATTTGTTGAATGGAAATATTTCGAACGTGTTGGGAAAAATCATTACAAGGCAACTCAATACGCAAAAGACATCCTGAATGTTAAAGGGGAGCTGAAAGCATGATCGAATTTGTAGATTACAACGCAATGATGAAGCTGCGTAGAGCGTACAACCTCGGTACTCGTAATGAAGAAACAAGAGCAGCAGCGAACCTCTACGAGAAATTAAGAAAGCTGAAAATGCTAGACCAGCTCAAGCAGGAAGCCATGACTAGACGTTACAAGGAGGCGGTATGAAACCAGAACATTTTATTCGTGAGCAAGGATTGGATAAGGCGCGAGAGGTTGTTGAAGGCATCCCAAGCAAATATATGGAGTGTTACTACTCAACATTATGCTACTGCACCAAAGCAAAAAAGTATTCAGATCGTTTTAATCCAAGAATTGAACTTGTGAACATGGCGGATCTCAAACGCTTGGTGGAGTCGATTGATCTGATCAAGTGGCATGGTGGCACTAAGTTTGCCAAAGACTACCTAGCGCGGAATAAAGCAAAGCATCCAAATGTAAGCGGCTGGGATGAATTGGAGCAGGCAATCAAAGACCACGAATCAATATATGGAGGCGGGGATGAGTAAAGTTCACAATTTAAAAACTGATCCAGAAGTTTTTCAAGCTGTTGTTGATGGTCGTAAAACATTTGAGATTCGTTTCAATGATCGAGATTTCAAAGTTGGCGATGAGCTGATTTTGCTTGAGACGATACATTCAGGCGAGCAAATGAAGCAAGGCATGCCGCTTCTATATTCAGGCAATGAACTTCGTAAAACCATCTCTTATGTCTTAAGCGGGTATGGGCTGCAAGAAGGATGGGTAATTTTAGGGATTAAAGGAGCCAGCCATGAGTGAGTTTAAAGGTGTTTGCATCGATTGTGGCTCTCCAGAGCTTTATTCAAATAGCGAAATAAGACAGCCAAGAATGTGTGTTGATTGCTATGCGGCAATGATTGGTTTTGCGCGGGTTGGGGGTTCTTTTGTGGATTCGGACACATTAGGCGACGACTTCCCCATAGAAAACCACATTTCGCCGAATTGCAAAGTAACTGAAGTTCACATTAACGAAGCTTACAAGCTTAATCGATTGGGGTGAAGAATGGATAAGTGTAGAGAAGAGTTTGAGAAGCAAAAGTACTGGATTGGGCTATTTAGAGACGCGGTTGATTTTGATGAGGAGCTTGGTCGATATGTTTTAAACGGTCAAAGAAAGCTTTACGCATTTCACCTCGATTCATTTAACGAGAAATGGGCAATTTGGCAGGAAGCATGGCAGCACCAGCAAGCGAAAGTGGAGGAGCTGCAAACCCAATTATCGCTACAACGTCAAAGAGTAAAGGCTTTTGAAGAAGAGCTTACTAGTTCACGTAACTATGGTGACGAGCTGCAAAAGAGGGTGGATGAACTTGAGTTTCAACTTAAAGATTGGAAGCAAAAATCAATGCCTGCAATGCTAAATGGTATGTGTGGTCGTTGCGGTAAAGAGCCGTTGCAAGGAATTGGCTCAGATAAAGAAGATTATGCGCTACTACATTGCTTTGGTTGTGGTGCAAACAAATACGAATGGATAGGAGAGCAAGCGCTCAAGGGGGAAGGATGAAAGCAACCAAGATCCCATGTGAGCATGACTTGCTAAGTAAGAACGACGACACATGGGCTAATGCTGTGATGCGCTGTAAGGGTGGAAGCCCTTACTGTGGAGCAGACGGTTATTGTCATGCAGGCGGCACCTGCTTTGCGGACCAAGAACTAACAAGAGAGCAAGCAATCTTAGAAGTAGATCGCCTAGCTCAAGAATTACATAACTCAAAGATTGAAAACGACAAGTTAAGAAATGCAGCTAGTCAGCTTGTTAATCAACTTGAATTGGCGAAAGAGCAGAACCTAAAGAACGGTAATGATCAGAGAGTATTTGCTTTGAAGTTCTGTATCCATGAAATCAAGAAAGCGATGGGGTGACCAATGACCACATTCAAAGAGGCTCAAAGGGTCCAGTCACAGAAGGCAGCTCGTTCAAAGCGATTTAATCGAGTGCCTACAGAAGATCAAGAACAGATGACGCTCATGAGTTGGGCGCATCGAGTGAAGTATGGTTCAGGTCGTTTGAGTGATTACCTGTTTCATATTCCTAATGGTGGCTCAAGAAACATCCTTGAAGCTGCAAAGTTTAAGAAGTTGGGCGTGAAGGCTGGTGTTCCAGACCTTCAGCTAATTGTTCCAAATGGTGAGATACACGGGCTTTGGATTGAGTTGAAGTCAAAGAAAGGGAAGTTACAACCAAGTCAAAGGCTCATGATTCAACGCTTAGAAGAACAAGGTTACATGTGCAAAGTCTGCTTCGGTGCAGATGAAGCCATAGATGAAATTAAAAAGTACTTGATGATTTGAGGTGGCGTGATGGAACTAAAGGATGACAAAGGCTTGCAGTACATTCTCTTCGGATTGCTGCTAATCGTAATCGGTTCAATCGGCAAGTTGGTAAGTATTTGGATGTAAGGGGATAGAGATGGACTACAACAAGGCTGTCGTAATTATCTTTTCGGTACTTATGGTGGCAATAGTTTTGATGACAGTATTTGGTAAGTAGGTGACGGTATGAATGCGGCAGTAAATCACATTATGCAAACAACGGACTGGACCAAATACAGTCTAGAAGAATGGCTTTATCAATTTGGGGCTTGGATGTACTCAAATTCTGGAACTTGTGGAAAGAGCATAAACCCGATTGCTGTCGCTATGGATCAGGCTGCCAAAAAGCGCAAGCAAGAAGTGAAAGGCAAAGAGCAGATCATGGCAGATTGGCTTTGTTCTGATGATCCAGTTATCCCTAAAGGTCGTGGGCGTATAACATGTGAAATCACAGACAATGAAGCGCGTGCAGTTCAACGCCTCATCTTAGATATGCAAGGGCAATCAGAAGTGTTGGACGAATGGCTTGATGCTGTAATCAAAAGATACTTCTATAACAACTCTTGGTCAGAAATGGTTGTAACTCAAATGAATCCAGTTGGAGATATGGTTGTTGTCTATTCCCAAAATGATGCTAGAGCAGATGTTAAATGTGGTTTAGCTGCAATTCACTGCCGTTATAGTTTTATTAAATACAAATAGGTATAGAACTTGACCTTGTACAAGGCATGTGGCATATTTATGTTAGAGTGGTGCGAAGTGTAAGTAAGGTGCCACTAGGTGATGGATTCTTACAGCGTCTTTCGCCGATCGAGATTAAATATGCCCTAGAGTGAAATAGTCTGTAAGCCTCAAGGGTTCTCACCAATTTTAAAAGCTCATCATCCGATGGGCTTTTTTTTATTGCCTCAACCCTTGGCATTGGTTTATCACCAGCACATCATGAGGGCATAAAGGGTTTAGACATGGCTTGATGATGCCACCTAACACATTCGCTTGTATGTGGTTGATCACAAGCAAAAACCGAGAGCTACTTATCAGGCTTTCAAACCAAAATTGATAAGCGCTTTATTTGGTCATTAAAGTGAGTAGAAGGGTGCGGGTTTTGAACAAGACACTACCCTTGGATTGACCACCTAAAGAGGTGAGTATTTACTTGCGGATTGGCGACCCCTTAACACATCAGTCAGCCTTAAACTACGTTACTGCTCAGCCCAGTTGTTCATTTGAATAGCTGGGCTGTTTTAATTCAGTTTCCTCTTTATGCCCTGCTTCGGTGGGGCTTTTTTATGCGCCATTCGTCTAATTGGATAAGACATCATAATTCTAGTGTGATTGATGTGGGTTCGAGTCCTGCATGGCGTGCCAATGGTTCTGTAGCTCAATGGTAGAGCAGCGAGCTTATACCTCGTAACGACAGATAATCGGCTGATGCTGGTTCGAATCCAGCCAGAACCACCAATTAATTTAGAGAAGCAATTTATACTGTTATAGTGGACCGGGGATTCCCAGTCGGTTGCTTCATCTAAGTTAATACAGGTGAGGTGATCATGCTGGAATTTTTATTAATGATTTTGGCTGTAATTGTTGGCATACCTGTGTTTTTCTTCATAGTCTTATTATCTTGCATAGTTACAGGCTCTAGTGTTGATCCCGATGATAATGGGTTGCTTAAAACTAAAAAGCAAAAAGAAGAATGGCGCAAAGAGAAACTAGCTAAACATAATATAGAGTTGTAGCCAATGGATCTAATCGAAGCGAAGAAGAATTTAAATGCTTTGTGCAATGAAATAGAAAAGCTTCAAAATCTTTCACGCGGTTTGATGACGGCAAAAGAAATGGTCGAAATTGACGCGAAGATTAAAAGACACAAAGACCAAGTGAAGAATATTAGAAGTAACCTTCATGCGTGATGCAAAGCGACTTGCTGCAATAAGGAAGTTGCCATGCGTTAGATGCGGCTATCCTTACTCACAAGCGGCTCATTCTAATTCTGGTAAGCACGGCAAGGGTAAGGGAATAAAAGCCTCAGATGCGTTTACAGTGCCTCTCTGCCATAAGTGCCATTTCTTATTTGACACTTACCAACTAGGCACAAGACAAGAGTCGGAAGCTCTATTTGATGGTTGGTTAGAAAAAACAGAGCGGATGCTTAATCTTAAAGATGGTGAGGTGTTTTAATCATGTTAATTAAAATGAATACAGAACACTTGCGAATGACAGTGCTAAAGCAGATCGTCGATAATGCTACTAAAGCAATGGTTATTGATAGAAAAAGAACTCTACTTGATTGGATATTTCCATTTACACCAAAAAATATACAACTCAAAAAAATGCGGAAGCGTGGTGACAAGCTAGAACAATTTGAAGTAGCGCTAAGCAAAAATGAAGATGAGTTTTCCTATATTGAATTTCACGATGTAGATTTTATTTATAAGGGTTTGCATTGGTAATAAACCTTAGACGAAACATGATTGAATAAGCCACCCTCGGGTGGTTTTTTATTGCGAGGTCAAAATGGAACCTAGATTCGTCATCAAAAACCATTCTGACATCAACTATGTAATTGGCTATCTCAATACTAATCATGCAAAGGCAGCGAGTGAAGGGAAGCCTTTAGTTGTTACGATTACTTGTAAGCAAGAAAGCCTTTCAGCAGCACAACGAAGATTATATTGGCTCTGGATGACTGAATACGGAAACTATAGAGGTCTGGATAAAGAAGAGGCCTCATCATTCTTTAAATACAAATATCTTTCAGTAATTTATAACCGTGACAATGTTGGTGAATATCCTGAAACCTTCAGGACTATGAAGGAACTCAAAAAGACTGGTGCAAGCCAATATGAAGCTTTGCGGCAGTTTGTTGCTAATAGGATCAGCATCACAGAAGCAACAACAAAACAGATGAAAGAGTTCTTAAATGATATCGAAATCTTTTGTCTAAAGGATGGTGTGAAGCTCACATGTCCAGATGATCTTAAATATGTGATGGAGCATTAAAATGCTAACGTTAGAAAACACAGTGGCAAGCCTGTCTAAAGATGAAGCTCAAGATATTATCCATAGTGCAAAAGACCTTACAGAATCAGAAAAGATAAAACTTGTGGATATGGGTTGGTATCGTGACTCAAAAGGAGGTATGTGGCCGCCAACTAAAGGGGATATAATCAGTTTCCCTATTAAAAGAAGTGACCTCATGCCAAAAGAAAATCCAATAAACCAAACCAATCTTGCTATTGCTGCTTTATCTGCAAGCTTTGCTAATGCAATGAATAAAATTGACCCTCAGTTTTCAACTCTATTCTTAGAGGAAATAGAGAATAGATACCATGAACTACGTGAGATGGAGTTGGTGCACGTTGAGGCAATGGAGACCTTAACTTGGACCCGAGAATTTATTCAGAATAAGTAATAAGAGCCCTCTTCGGAGGGTTTTTTAATGGGTGTCGTTATGGCCTGTAAAGGATGCGAGGAACGTCGTGACTGGATCAAACAACAATTCGAACTGTTTAAAGAAAGATTGCAGTTGCGGAAACAAAGAAGTACTACATCTGCTCACTCAGATAGTGGAGCAAAACACAACACTGATTCAGCAGGTAGCACAGAAGGATCAAGTGATACTGGCAGCACTGGAACAGAACAATGAGTTGCTTATGCAGTTAAGCGAACAAGAGTCTGTTGTGGCGTACAGCAATAAGACGTTGGATTGAGGTGAATCATGGTCAAGCAATTAAGTGTTGCGAATATTGAATATGCAGGTGGTAAATCTGCAAAAGGAACAAAGGTAAAGCTAAGTGATGGTAGTTACTTGGCAGGTGTTAGCTTTGTTGAGACTACAGTAGGTGTTGATCAGGTGGCAGAAGTTCTTATCCGATTGACTCCAGACTTTGAGAATCCAAATGAAACTACAAACACTCAAGCCGAGATTGCAAATACAACGTGCCTCAAGTAAGAACAATTGGGGTTCAGGTCGTGGAGGTCGTCCTTGGCGTAGACTCAAGGCAAAGATACACCTAAGAGATAAGTACACATGCCAATGCTGTGGTGTAGTCACCATGGAGCTTGAGTTAGATCACATCGTTAATATTGCACAAGGTGGCAATGATGATGAATCAAACCTACAGAGCTTGTGTGTACCATGCCATAAAGAGAAGACATTGAAGGAGAGTAGACAATGAACAATGAAGAACTACTAGAGCAACTTGAATCAGTTGCTAACTTTATGCGTGGCATGCAGTTTGATCCACGTATCCCACAAGAAGCCAAAGAAGCTTTGAGTTACCGCGCTCAGAAGATTGATGAACTTGTAGAGAAATATCTAGAAAATTAAATTTTTCTGCAAGATACCATGGGGGGAAGGTGTTTCTTAAAAATCAAAAAATTACGGACACCGCCCGCCCTCTCATTTATAAAAAAATTTCCCATTTCATAAATATGTTAAAGGAGGGTATATGGCTTTAACAGAAAAAAAGAAGGCATTTGCCCTCGCAAAACGAAACGGTAAAGACAACAAAGAAGCGGCTATTTTAGCTGGATGCCCTGAAAAGACAGCATCTGCGGCAGGTGCGCGCTTAGCAAAAGACCCTGATGTTATTGCGCATCTGGAGCGACTTGAAGATGCCACACCTGAACAAGTTGTTAAACATGAGGTTAAGCCTTTAACAACCAGCACAACTATTCAGGCTGCCAAGAATTTAGCCGACCCTTTAGAGTTTTTAGAGTCTGTTTATTCTGATCCAGTTGAAGACATGGCTCTACGTGTACGCGCTGCCCAAGCAGCACTTCCGTACGTCCACGGCAAAGTAGCTGAAAAGGGTAAGAAAGAAACTAAAGCAGAAGCTGCGCGTGATGGTACTAAATCAGGAAAGTTTGCAACTTTGGATAATCAATTAATGAGTTAAATTATGACTTCAATGTCACCAGTCTGGACTACAGCTTGCCCAGATTGGGCGACACGTATTGTTGTTAAGCAGTCATTAATGCCATGTGAGCCACTATTCCCAAAAGTGGCAGACGTTGCGGAGCGTATATTTAAAGAGCTTATTCTTGTAGATGTGATGGGTAGCCCAAAGATGGGCGATGTCACATTGGAATGGGTGATTGAGTTTGTACGAGCGATCTTTGGTGCATACGATCCAAACACTAAGCGAAGACTAATCCGTGAATTTTTCCTTCTGATCTCCAAGAAGAATACTAAGTCTACGATTGCAGCAGGAATTATGCTTACTGCATTAATTCTTAATGATCGACAATCTGCCGAACTTATTATTCTGGCGCCTACAAAAGAAGTTGCTGATAACTCATTTAATCCAATCCGAGATTTTATACGCGCAGATGAAGAACTAAGTGAAAGATTTAATGTGTCTGAGCACACAAAGACTGTAACCCATTTGGGTACAGGTGCGACGCTTAAAGTTATTGCAGCAGAATCAAATGCAGCGGCAGGTAAGAAGGCTTCAATCATCTTGATCGATGAGGTCTGGCTATTTGGTAAACGTGCTAATGCTGAATCAATGTTTCGTGAAGCAAAGGGTGGTTTAGCATCACGTCCAGAAGGCTGTGTGATTTATCTTTCTACCATGTCAGATGAAGTGCCGTGTGGTGTATTTAAGCAGCTTTTAGACTATGCCCGTGATGTGCGTGATGGAATTAAAGAAGATAAAAGCTTTTTGCCTCTTATCTATGAGTTCCCAAAGTATTTAGTTGAAGCAGGCGAACACTTAAAACCTGAAAACTTTTACATCACAAACCCAAATTTAGGTGCATCGGTTGACCTTGAATATCTCATTTCAGAGTTTAAAAAGGTTCAAGATGCTGGCGAAGAATCACTTCGAGATTTCTTGGCCAAACACTTAAACATCGAAATCGGCATGAACTTACGTGCTAACCGATGGGCTGGTGCAGAGTTCTGGAATCAACAAAAACATGTTTTCGGCTTAGACCAACTAATTGAACAGTCAGATGTCATTACGATTGGCATTGATGGCGGTGGGTTAGATGATTTGCTTGGATCCGCGGTTTTAGGGCGTCTTAAAAAAGATCCTCGCATTTGGTGGCTTTGGAACCATGCATGGGCAAATAAGATTGCTTTAGAACGTCGTAAAGAGAATGTCCCTAAATATGAGGACTTCAAATCTGAGGGTTCTCTCACAGTAGTTGACCGCATCGGTGATGACATCGACCAACTAGCTGCAATTGCCAAGAAAGTCTATGACAGTGGCAAGCTCAATAAGATCGGACTAGATCCATTGGGCTTAGGTGGCCTTTTAGATGGCTTGCTTGAGGCAGGCATTCCAGAGGAAAGCATGTTTGCTGTGCCACAGGGATACAAGCTCATGTCTTACATCCTCACCACTGAGCGCAAGCTAGCAGAAGGAAATCTCTTCCATGCTGGACAACAGCTAATGACTTGGGCAGCAGGTAATGCCCGTGTCGTGATGGTTGGTAATGGTATGCGAATCACTAAACAGGAATCTGGTGTAGGGAAGATTGACCCATTAATTGCCACATTTAACGCAGTTGCTTTAATGAGCCTTAATCCAGTTGCCAAGAATTTAGACATTGATGATTATTTAGAGGACGTCGTGATAGCATGAGCGATTTACAAGACACGGGTTTTTGGACTCGTTTCTGGTCACGATTGACTGGAAGAACTCAATTAAAAAAAGGGGATACTTCATATCCTTTTGATAGTTATATTTCGTCAGGTGGTGCAGTTGTAACGCCTGAGACTGCTTTAAAACTGTCAGCGGTTTGGGCGTGTGTGAAATTACGTGCTGAAACTATCTCAACACTGCCTCTTCAACTTTATGATAGTGAAAAGCGTATAGCTGTTGACCATTATCTTTATCGTATTTTGCATGATTCGCCGAATGCTGACATGTGTGCTAGTGAGTTTTGGCAGGTACAAAGCGCTTGTTTAGACTTGTGGGGGAACTCATTCAACCTAATCACAAAGCGGTCAAATGGCGAAGTGATAGCCCTAGAGCCACTTTTTCCAAGTGAAATGATTGTAAAGCGCAATAAATCAGGTTCAATTGAGTTTCATTACACTGAGAACGGCAAGACCACAATTTATTCTGAAGACAAGATCCTCCACTTTAAAGGATTCACTTTAGATGGGCTTGTTGGATTATCTGCTATCCAATTCTTTGCACAAACCATTGGTATGCAATTTGATGCTAATAACCAAGCACAAGATTGGTTCAAAAATGGCTTAAAAGTTGGTGGATTCCTTGAAACAGGTGAGCAAACACTAACTAAAGAACAACGTCAAAGAATGCGAAACAACTTAGCTGAGTTTAGCCGCCCTGAAAATGCAGGAAAGTACATGGTACTTGAGGCTGGCATGAAGGTGTCAGGTGCAAGCAGTATCCGTATTAATCCTGTTGATGCTCAGTTATTGGAGTCACGATACTTTGGTATTGAAGAAATCTGCCGTGCTTTTGGGGTTCCACCTCAGTTAATTGGGCACACTAATAAGGCTAGTTCATGGGCGTCAAGTCTAGAACAAACCAATCAGGGCTTTTTGACTTATGCACTTAACCCTCAATTAGTGCGCTATGAGCAAACAATCGCTCGTAAGCTACTTTTGCCTCAAGACAAATACAAATACCGTCCTAAATTCTCGGTAGATGGTTTGCTGCGCTCTGACGTAGCTAAGCGTGGTGATTTCTACGTAAAAATGACGCAGAACGGTTTAATGACGAGAAATGAAGCGCGAGAGTTGGAGGATTTGCCAGCATCCACAGATCCAGCGGCCGATAAACTCACGGTACAAATGCAGATGGTGCCACTTGGAGAAAATCAGGGGAATCCTCAATGACTAGAAAAAGTTTTAATTTAGAGATCAAAGCCGTCCAAGAGGACGGTTTTTTTTCGGGCTATGGTGCCGTATTTGGAAATATTGATTGGTATAACGACGTAATTTTGCCGGGTGCATTTACAGCATCCATCGCCAAATGGCGCGCCAAAAATAAGATGCCGCCTGTTCTTTGGAACCATAACGATAGTGAACCTATTGGTGTCTACACAAACATCTATGAAGACGAAAAAGGCCTTTATGTTGAAGGCAAGTTACTTATAGATGACGTCCCAAGAGCCAAGTCTACTCATGCACTTTTAAAGGCTGGCGCTATAGACGGCCTAAGCATTGGCTACTCAACCAAAAAGGCTAATCAACAGACAAATGGCGTTCGCGAATTGGTTGAAGTTGACCTTAGCGAAATCTCGATTGTCACTCAGCCTGCAAATGAGCGCAGCCTTATCACGTCCGTGAAATCTAAATTAGATGATGGCGAACTGCCAACATTACCAGAATTTGAAAAATTCTTGAGAGAGTCAGGATTTTCAAAAAACCAAGCTACTGCAATCGCTAGCAAAGGCTTGCGTTCTCTTCTGAGCGAGTCAGAGGAAGAAATCAAAGAAGCGAAATCAATTTCTAATGCTTTAAATATTTTACAAGGAGTCAGCAATGTCTGAACAAAATCTAGAACAACTCGCTCAAGAGTTTAAGAAACACGTAGATACCGTTAAGGGTATTGCCGAAGAGTTTAAAGGCAAGCGTGAACATGGCGACAAAATTTCAGAAGATGCAAAAAACAAAGCAGATGAAGCCATTACCAAATGTAATGAGACTAAAGCTCGTTTAGATGAGCTAGAGCAAAAAATGGCGCGTCGACCAAATGACCAGCCTACTGAGCAAAAATCTTTAGGACGTCAATTTGTTGAATCTGAGCAATTTAAATCCCTCGTTGGATCAGCAGGTCAACGTGGTAAAGCTAACTTAGAAATTAAAGCCACCATTACCTCTGCAACCACGGATACGGCAGGGGCAGCAGGTGACTTGGTCCAAACTACACGAATTCCGGGCATTATTGCTCCACCTGACCGAAAGCTAACAATTCGCGACCTTCTAATGCAGGGCCGTATGGATGGAAATGCACTTGAATACGTGCGTGAGACTGGCTTCACAAATGGCGCTGGTATGGTAGCTGAAGGAACTAAAAAGCCTGAGTCTGACCTTAAGTTTGACCTTGTAAGTACAACTGCCAAAGTTATCGCGCATTACATGAAAGCTTCGCGACAGATCCTTGATGATGCTTCACAATTGCAGTCATACATTGATGGCCGTTTACGTTATGGTTTGGCTTTCAAGGAAGAGCAGCAGATCCTTAACGGTGATGGTACAGGTCAAAACCTTTTGGGGATTATTCCTCAAGCGACTGCCTATGTTCGCCCAACTGGTGTAACACCATCACAGGAAACGATCATTGATACTTTGCGCTACGCAATGCTTCAAGCGATTCTTGCTGAATATCCTGCAAGTGGTCATGTACTTAACCCGATTGACTGGGCAAGCATTGAAACACTGAAAGACACAACTGGCCAATACATTATTGGTAATCCACAAGGCACTTTAAACCCGACTTTATGGGGCCTTCCAGTTGTTGAAACGCAAGCGATCACAGCAGGTAAGTTCTTGACTGGTGCCTTCTCAATGGGTGCTCAGATCTTTGACCGTTGGTTATCTCGTGTTGAGGTGGCAACAGAGAACGAAGACGATTTCGTTAAGAACTTGGTGACAATTCTTGCTGAAGAACGTCTAGCTTTAGCGGTTTATCGTCCAGAAGCATTTGTTTACGGTAATTTGGCACCGGCCGTAACGCCTTAATTGAATAGGGGCGAAAGCCCCTTTCTTTTTGGAGATAGAAATGAAGTACGAAGTTAAACGTGAACATTTTGGCGATCAGTTTTATAAAACTGGTGACACTCGGGAAGCTGATCCAGCAACAGTAAAACATTTGGTAGACAAAGGCGTTCTGGCAGAACCACAAGAAGAAAAGAAGCCAGTTAAAAGCACAAAACAGGTGAAATCAGAATGATTACTTTAGATCAGGCAAAATTACACTGTCGCATTGACGAAGATGAAGAAGATTCGTTGATTTTAAAATGGATTGCAGATGCTGAAGAGGTAATTCAAAACGATTTAGATCGTAAAGTGATTGTGAGTGAGTCTGATCGAGTAGATGAAACCGATATTTTAGATAATGATTGGCTAGATTCAGCAAGATTAATTTACGTTCAATATCGATATAGCAGAAGCACAGAAGGCAAGCCTAGAGCTTACTGGGATTTATTACAAAAATTCAGAATTATGGGGGTTTAAATGTCAGATTTAGCACCCGAACTTAGAAATAGAGTAATTATTCAAGCATACACAGAGCCGGGCCGTGATGAAGATGGCTTCCCAATAGAAGGCGGTTGGTCTGAATATAAAAAGCTTTGGGCTAAGGTCACGCCACTTTCTGCTAAAGATTTAATTGCAGCACAAGCCGACCAATCCGAAGTAGTTGCACGAATGAAAATCCGTTATCGGGAAGACATCACGACAAAGATGCAAGTTCTTTGGAAAGGTCGAATTTTTTCAATTAAAAGCCAAGCTTTAGATGACAGTGAAGACTCATACACTTACTGTACTTTCTTGCTTGGCCAAGGGGTAGAAAGATCCAAGTGAGGTGCCTATGGCTGGTGTTGAGGTTAAGTTTGATGGTATTGAAGAGTTATCGAGAAGAATGAAGCTGATAGCTGATTCCAAAACAGCAAAGCGAATAGCGCGTAAAGCAGCTCGGCAGGCCATGAATATTGTCCGTGATGCAGCGAGAAATGCCGCAAAATCAATTGATGATCCTGAAACGCCAGAGAAGATTTTTAAGGAAATTGTAGTTCAGGGCGGAAAAACGCGTGATCGTAATTCAATTGTGATTCGGGTTGGTATTCGCGGTGGTGCAAAAATACCCTATACCAACAATGCACAAAACAGAAGATCGGGAAGGGTTGGAAAAACCTATCAAACAGATGGCAGAGTGTTTTATTGGCGATTCCTTGAGTTTGGCACCAGTCGACAACCAGCAACCCCATTTATGCGACCAGCACTAGCAAACAATGTTCAAAAGGTCACAGATACTTTCAGTCAGTCTTTCAGTGCCGAACTAGACAAGGAAATAGCAAAACTATGAGCTTTCTTCCAATTTATCGAACTCTCAATGCAGATGCTGCGGTTAAGGCTATTTTGGGCAATGATTTGCGTGTTTATGAGGATTTAGCGCCTTTAGATACGCCTACTCCTTATGCAGTTTGGCAAGAGGTAGGTGGAAGTGCTGAAAATAGCCTTGATTGCCCCGCTAAGACTGATCATGTCATGTATCAGGTGATTGTGTACGACACTAACCAAAAGCGTGCCTATGAGGCGCGTGAAGCAATTAGAAAGGCTTTGGAAACACAAAGCTATATCTTAAATCCGCGAATAAGCAACTACGAAACAGACACAAAGCTTTTTGCTCGTGGATTTGACGCAAATTGGTTTTTAGACCGCTAAATCACAAAAAAACCTGATCTACTTTTAACCGAACCTGTCTTTAGTGGCAGGTTTTTTTATGCCTGAAATTCAGGCAACCACTGGCTAGGCTGATCCCCGAAAAGAAGATGGTCGTTTCGACTACTCATTGCATCTTCCTGCCAGTGTTCTTTTATTCAATGAGTGGTCGGAGCATGACAATGAATGCAATTGTGAAAATTGAAAATCAAACTCCATTTATCGAAGTTGAATTAAATGGAAAAGTCCAACTCGGCGTGAATGCGCGTGACCTACATAAAATGTTAGAGGTTAAGACGGACTTTTCGGATTGGATTAAGCGACGCATTAAACAATGTGGCTTTGAAGAGAATTTTGATTTTATTAAGCTCCTCAAAAAAGAGGAGCTTTCAAAAACAGGACAAAACCTAATTGAGTACATCATCTCGGTGGATATGACCAAACACCTTGGGATGATGGAGCGCAATAAAAAAGGTCATGAGATCCGCAAATACTACATCGAGCAAGAGGAATTGGCTCGTCAACTCAAAGATGGGCTACAGGTACGCATTGGCAAGCTTTCAGCACAACTTGAGCTGATTACCCAATCTCTGTCAGGCGCAGCAAGCTTTCTATCAATCCATGGTAAGCAAACAAAGCCAGCTATGCTTAAAGAATTGGATGATCTGATTAAGGAAGCGCAACCATCCTTAGATTTTGATGAGGATAAAGATAATGACAAATAATGTTCCTGCTTACATTGTGGTGGAGTGCAGACCAAGCACAGAAGAAGATGGTTATGCCGATATTGTTATTCATAACGACACCTACATTTTTGAAAGTGTAGAGCCGACAGAAAACCTGCGCGCAGCAATGCTAATAGCTATTGATATTGAGCGAACCAAGCCAAACCATCGACACATTACACTGCATGCCGAAAGCATCCTGAAACTATGCAAAGGCATACAGGGTGAAACCATAGATTCCAACAAACATTAAACCCCGCCAAGTGCGGGGTTAATTATTTCCAAACCAATGCCGCCGAAAGGCGGTTTTTTATGCCTAAAATTTGAGGAGTAGCTACTCATGGCAGTTTTACGTACACAAGGTACTAACGTTTTTATCTCTGATGGCACGGCCATTACTAAAGCAATCTGTATTACTGCAATCGATTTAGGCAGTGATAGTACTTCTAAGCTTGAAAATACATGTTTAGAAGAAACAAGTTCAAAGTCTTACTTAACAGGTTTGAATGATCCAGGTGACGGTTCAATTACTTTTAACCTAGATCCAGAAAACGACACACATGTTCAACTTCTTAAATGGGCAGATGCGCACAAAGAATTAACTTTCTACATTGGTGCAAGTGACGGCACAGCAGAGCCGACAATCGCGACAGGCACAGTGACAGTTCCAACGACTCGTACATTCTGGACTTATAAAGCTTCACTAGCTCCTTCAACTCCAACATTTGAAGCTGACTCACTCGTAAGCTACCAAGTCACGATGCAGCGTAGCACTGGTGTTCAGATTATTCCTAAAGCTTAATCAAGTGCCCCGAAAGGGGCTTATTTTATGGTGAAAAGAAAAATGGCTAAGAAAAATACAGCATTAAGTTTAAAAGATATTGCACAAGGTGCATTGATCGGTGAAATCCGTGAAGCAGTAGTAGAGTTTCTGCACAATGGCAAAACAGAAACAGTGGATGTCCGACTTAAACAGCTACCATTTGCAGTGACTGAGCCACTGTATACACGCCTGCAAAAAGGTGAAAACGTATTTGCTGAATGGGTTTCATTATGTCTTGTTGACGAAAATGGCGATACTTACTTGACTAAAAAGCAGGTTGAAGAGAACTTTACTCAGCCTCTAGCAAATGCTTTGTTCCCAGTGATTATTGGTCTTGATGAGATTAAGAAAAATAGCGAGGGAAAGTAGAAATAACCCCCGATCTAGAATTGTTGATGGAATTGGCAATGAATGGAATTGGGGGGAACTCAATCGAATCTGTAAAAATGAACCTTACTCTTTCTGAAATACGTCTTTGGGCTGAATATGTTAGGATGCGTGGAAGTTTAAATACTGGGCGCAGGGTAGAGCAGGTTATAGGCTCATTTATGGCCCTTTATAGGAATACGAACAGAGGCAAAGGCAGCAAAGCAGCAGATCCTAGAGATTTTATGCCTCATGAAAGCAAACCTGAGCCACAGGATCTAGAAAGTTTCTTGAAGGCAAGTACAAAGGTAGGTAAGGTGTAAATCTTAAGATAAGAAACTTAAATGACTTATTGCGAGATTTACATGAAGAAACTGTTTTTAATTCTGCCATTTTTAGCTATAGGTGGCTGTGTAACACCTGCGACTCAATTGTTGAATAATAACTTTAGTGAAGTTCAGCCGAAAGCTCCAAGTGCCACTGGTATTTGGACAGTTTCAATTGGCCCGGGTATTTCTACCATTAAACTAGATGGCGATGGAACTGGTGTGCTATGTGAAGACACAAGCGGTCATGTTGTTCTAAATAAGATCAAATATTCTGACAATATGATCTACGTACAGAATGGTATGACATTAAAAGTTGCCGCTTTGAGTAAGGACCGCCTTGAAGCAAAAACTACACTAAGTGCTTTTAATCAGAATATGATTTATAAGGCAGATAATGATTTAAAAAGCGCTTCATCTAAATGCGCTAAAGAACTATAAGTTTTCAACTACCCGAACCCGACCAAGTGTCGGGTTTTTTATTGTCCGGAGAAAAGTAATGGCAACAAGTTCACTTGGAAGATTAACCCTAGACCTTTTAGTGAAATTGGGGTCATTTGAAAGTGGTATGAGTCAGGCAGAGCGAAAAGCCAAAGATACTGCTAAAAACATGTCCAATGCATTTAAGGGTTTTAGTGATCAGTTAAATCAAAGCATTGGTGGCACTCAACTTGGTTCATTCATTGAAAACTTTTCCACTAAGTTAGGTGCAATGCGTGGTGGAATCCTTATGGCTACAGCAGCTTTATCTGGTATGGCTGTTGGTGGCGCAGCAGTTGCTGCAGGTGGTCTTGCTGTTCTATCCATTCAAGTAGCCAAAAATAATGTTGAGTTAGCTAGATTTGCAGCTTTGGCCAATACATCAGTTGAGACATTCCAAGGCTTAGCCGGTGCTGCTGCTACTTATGGAATTACTCAAGAGCAACTATCAGACCAGTTAAAAGACTTTAACGAGAAGATTGGTGAGTTTGCATCAGTTGGCGGTGGTGAAGGTAAAGACTTCTTTGAGCAAATCGCAGTTAAAACTGAGAAGGGAGCAGAAGGAGCAAAAAAACTAGCTGAAGAAATGTCTAAAATGGACGGTGTTTCAGCACTCCAACTCTATGTTGATAAGCTTCAAGAAGCTGGTTTAAATCAACAACAAATGTCTTTCTACCTTGAAAACATGGGTAATGATTTTACTAAATTGGCTCCTTTGCTCATTAATGGTGGTGCGCTTTGGAAAGACTACCAAAAGGCTATGGAAGAGGCAGGGATTATCACCGGCCAAGAGGCTATTGAAAAATCTATTGCTTTGGCATCTCAAACTGAATCATTGCAAATGCAATTCTCAGCTTTAAAGAATAACCTTGCTCAAGCTGTAATGCCTGCTTTAAGTTCACTTATTGGTTACTTTCTTGAAGGCTCTGGAAAGGGTGGCCAATTCTCGGGGATTGTTGAAGCTGTTGGTATAGCGGCAAAAGGTGCTTCTGTATTTATTATTGCTCTTTCAGCAGGTGTTAAATCCTTAGTCCAAATTATTGGCGGGGCGTTAAGTGTTTTAAATAACTTTGGAAGAACTGCAATTAACTTTGTGACAGCTTCAACTTTTAGAGAGAAGGGGCAGGCACTTGTAGATGGATTTAACAATAATGGAAAAATCCTTGTTGATACTACCAAGAGTGTAGTTGAGAACAGTAAACAGGCTTTTGGTTCAATTTCAAATATTGTCACTAATCAAGCAGGCAATTACGACAAATTGACTCAATCAATTATTAATAACCGAAAAGCCCAATTAGAGTGGACTAAGGGTGTGAAGGGTGGTGTTACTGCCGGTATCGCCCAAAACAAAGCACTAAACCCTACTGCCAAAAAAGAAACAGCCAAAAAGACAAAAGATGATAAGTCTGCTTTGGAAAAAGCCAAGCGTGAGCAAGAGCGTATAGAGAACGCTCAGCAATCTATCATCATGCAATATGCCGACAAAGAGCTTCAAATTAAATTGAAGTATGAGGAAGATAAGAAAAAGATTGCAGAGGCCTTTGCTAAAGACCCAGTTAAACGTGATCTTTATTTATCAAAGGCAGAAGAGACGTATAAGCGTGATGTTGCTGCATTCAAGCAAGCACAGCGTGAAAAATATGAATCTTATAAAAATGATCTTTTAGCCCAGATGGCAGATGCAGAAGATGCTATTGCGCTCTCCTCAATTTCTCGCAGATTTGGACAAGGTCACGAATATAATATTGCCAGCATGAATGTAGCATCACGTAAGGCCAAAGATGCTGAACTTGATGCATATGCAAACAACGTAAACCAAATTAACCGTGATTATGATGATCCGGCTGAGGCTCAAAAGCGATATGAATTGCTAGAGCAGGCGAAAGCTACGCATATCGCAAAAATGAAGGCTCTAGATGTTGATTATCACGACAATGCTCGCAAGTTAATTGATGATCAACATAACGCCACCTTAAGCATGTATGGAGCATTACTCTCCCAAAGTTCTTCAGTTTGGGGGGATATGACCCAGATGATTAAAGACAGAGCTGGGGAGCAATCTGCTACGTATAAAGCTATGTTCTTGATGCAACAAGCAATGGCAATTGCTTCGGCTTTGGTTTCTACACATTTGGCTGCCGCACAAGTCATGGCTGATCCTTCTGCATTAACACTTGCTCAAAAAACAAGTTATGCAGCAATGATTACAGGTTTGGGCTATGCGAATGTTGGCCTAATTGCAGCACAGACCATCGCTGGTTTCTCATCTGGCGGCTACACAGGCAACATGGGCCGAGGTGATGTAGCTGGTGTGGTTCATGGTCAGGAATATGTATTGAATGCCGCAGCTACTAAGCGAGTCGGTGTTGATACATTGAACGCCATCAACTCTGGTGGGAGTTTGGAGAGAACAGTTTCATCTTCTGGACAGCCTGTCACTATTCAAGTCTATGTAACTGATTCAGGTGTAAATACCAATGGTGCTAATACTCAGGACCAGAAGCAGCTTGGGCAAATGATCGGCAATGCAGTTAGATCAATCATCCGGCAAGAGCAGCGACAAGGCGGTTTATTATCAAAGTAACCCACTCTCTTGAGTGGGTTCATTGTATTTGGAGGTTATTGTGCAAGATGAAGAAATTCAGAATGGAGCCATTCAATCAAAAGAGTGTATGCTTGATCGTAGTTTTCAGGAGCTTGAGCATTTAGGAACACAGAATACACACGACTTGGAGTATTGTCGTAAATTGATGCATGGAATGCCTCCCATATCAGATGATGTCTTAAAGCTTCTGAAAACTCACTAGAATATTTGGTGGCTAGATAATTTAAGAATTGTTCGTCTAGAGTATCCACATCTACACTTGACACATTAATATTCGGTCTAAAACAGAACTCGATATATGCCCACCAGCAGTTTTCTTTTTCTGGGTCTTTCTCGATTAAACATCCAAGTGTCATAAAAGCTGTGTTTTCTTTATTCAAGTGGTAAATAGCTGTCTTTAATCTTGGTGTAAATTGAAGCTCATGTATTTCATCAATGCGCTCAGGCTCCTTGGTTAAATCAATAGCTCCAATATTAGTGCGACCATCTTCTAAATCTGCTTTAAACGGCCAAATTTTATAGGTATCTTGCGTGGGCTTATTAATCGGCATGCTATAATTACTCAGTTAGTTAGATAGTTGTGGTGACTAAATACTAACACGCAACCCGTTCTTTTTAGGACGGGTTTTTATTTGGAGTCTAAAAATGAAATCTCTTAGAAAGCAAAAACGTCGATTTACTTTGAAAGAACACCAAAAATCAGAAATGACTTTAGCTGCGCAAATTGGTGAAGCTGTAAAGAAAATAATTCTGAAAGATAAACGACAAGGAGGCTTACTTTCTAAATGAGCAACCTTAAATTCACTTTCGAATGCGACTTAGACGGAAATAGTAATACTCAGCGCTTTAATACGTTATCAAGCAAATTTGGTGACGGTTATGAACAAAACATTGCTGTAGGTATCAATAACCGAGCTGGTGAATGGACTTATCAAAGAACGGCTTATAAAGCCGAAATTATGCAAATCAAAGCGTTCTTCGATCAGCACAAGGGAGCTGACTCGTTTCTTTGGGATTCACCTTTAGACGGTGAGGTCCGAGTAAAAACAGGTGAATATCAACCCCGCTGTTTGGGTGGTGATGTTTGGCAAATCTCAACGACTTTCACCCAAGTCTTTTACCCTTAATTTAAACCTCTTTAAAGCCCCTTTTTAGGGGCTTTTTTTTATGCGAGTAAGAAAATGACTAAGCAAGTTATTAATGTTGGTTCAGCTGCAAATGACGGATCAGGAACACCAGCCCGGACAGCCTTTCAGTATATAAACGCAAACTTTACTGAAGTTTATGACTTCCTAACTGGAACCACTAATGCAACTACACTCCCCGCAGCTCTACCAATTGCAAAGGGTGGTACAGGCGCAACTACGGCAGCGGGTGCACGAGCTAACCTAGGTGCAGCGGCAAGTGGTGTAAATAGTGATATTAGTGAGCTTAAGGGACTCACAACCCCTTTATCAATTTCTCAGGGAGGATTAGGAGCTAATAATGCACAGACAGCTAGAATGAATTTGGGATTAGGAACTGCTGCCATACTCACATCAACAACAAGTCAATATGATCCTACGCCGGGACGAGCACTAAGAGTCGGTGATTGGGGGATGGGGGCTGAAGGTTCTCGTGTATCTGATATGGTTGCTCCTCTTAATAATGGTTTTTTTCGAACAGATGACACTTTAACAAATGATACTGGTAATAGTATTGGTCCTTATGGTTTCTTTTTACACTGTACCCGACGCTCAATGGGTGTATATACAGATGGAAGCCATTCATTTCAGCTTGGGAAAGCAGCGTCATATTCTGTACTGAAATATCGATTTAATAATAGTGGTACTTGGTCTAATTGGTTTAATTTATTAACTGCACAAAATACTACAACTGATGGAAATGGTTTTATTAAAGCAGCATCACCTATTGTCAAGTTGTTTAATGATCATATTGAACTCAATGACGAAGCTGAAAGGCAACCAATCACTTTCGATAAGTTGGGTACTGGTGATTACTTAGTGAAAGGCTCATTAGGTTTTGCTCAGGAAGGTTGGTATATCGAAGTCCCTAAAGATGCCAACGGCAACACAATCGTCGCAGTAGTGTATGACACCCTAGAAAATGGTGACATCTCAATTAAAACTTACAAGCGTAAGTTTGATTTTGAACTTGCTGCTGTTGTGGCAGATCACGAGAACCCAATGGACATTCCAGAAGGCCGCTGGATTGATATTCGTCTGCATGAAGAGCTTGTTGTAGAGGAGACACTACCAGATGACACTGAATAGTGATTTCCAGAAACTTTATGTAGATGGGTTAATCACCCTATATGAATTAGATGCCAGCGCTTTAGGAGCTGGCATTTTGCGTTTCCATGGGCATATTTCTTATGAAGATTGGGAAAAGATTTATGTCTCAGCTGACTTAACAAGTTGGAAGGCTGATACAGCAACAATCAAGGCTGATAAAGTTTTTAATATCGGCGATCAGAAAGTATGGATGCGAAATATTATTTGGCAAGGTCAAGTATTTGAGCCAATGGCGCTTGAAGTCTCTGGGCTTGAAATGCGTTCGGATGGTAAAGCTTCTGCACCGACCTTATCAATGGCAAACAACATTAACGGCATTCAAAATGCTGTCTCAGCCTATTGTTTACAGTTTAAGGACTTCGCGGGAGCCAAGCTTAAAGTCATTACCACGCTTGCTAAATATCTGGATGCCGAAAACTTTACGGCAGGTAACCCAACTGCTTCAAATGAGTTTAAAGAGCAGCTTTGGTATATCGAGCAAAAAACATCTGAAAACGCCCAGCAAGTAACTTTTGAGCTTTCAAACCCAATTGATTTTGAAGGGTTGAAAATTCCTGTACGTCAAATTACTTCACTTTGTCATTGGTGCATGATGGGAAATTACCGTGGTGAGGAATGTGGATATACCGGAGCGTCAATGTTCACCGATAAAGATGAGCCTACCAATGATCCAGCTTTAGATCGATGTAGTGGGAGTTTGCGTTCATGCCGTTTGCGTTTTGGAGAAAACAAGCCATTACCTTTTGGCGGGTTCCCTGCATCAAGTTTATTGTGAGGTTTTATGAAACTTACAGCAAAAACCAAAAAAGCAATCATGGCCCATGCCGATGAATGCTATCCGCATGAATGCTGCGGGGTAATTGTTGGAAAAGAATATATCCGCTGCCGCAATGTTTCCGCTCAATCTGATCAGTTCGAAATCCATCCTGAAGATTTAGCTATGGCTGAAGATCAAGGCGAAATCTTAGCTTACGTGCATTCCCATCCAGATGGAACAACAAGAGCATCGGAACTCGATCTGATTCAGATTGAACTACATAAAAAGCCATGGGTAATTTGTTCATATCCGGATCTGGATTTTCAAATATATGAGCCTTGCGGTTATCGCGCCCCTTTAGTGGGGCGTAATTATTTTCATGGCTGGCAAGATTGCTATGCGCTTGTACGTGATTTTTATAGTCGTGAATTAGGTATAGAGCTTATGGATTTTAAGCGGGATGATGCATGGTGGGAAGATAAAGACCATCCATCACTTTACCTTGAAAATTACGAAAAAGCAGGTTTCTTTGAAGTAGATAAACCAAAATATGGCGATATGCTTGTTTGTCGTGTTGGACGTACTGAACATCCAAATCATGCGGTTGTCTGGCTCGGAGATAACGGAAAATTGAAATCAGAAGAAAGTGAAAACTGCATTGGTTCAGCGTTAATTCTTCATCATCCATATAACCGCAAATCTGTTCGGGAAATATATGGTCAACAATGGCTTGAACGTACTGTAAAAATCTTGAGGCATAGAGATGTTAAAAACAATTAAGTTGTACGGCATCTTGGGGCAAAAATTCGGTCGTGAATTTAAGCTCGATGTCGCAAATACACGTGAAGCCATGCGTGCATTATCTGTTCAGATCGCTGGCTTTGAACACTTTATGTTGCATGCACATGAGCAGGGCCTACGCTTTGCCGTATTTTTAAAATCAAAGAACTCAAGTAATAAGCGAGGCAAGAAACGCCCAGCAATTTACGATCATGAAACTAAGCGTCTAATCACTGGTGACAATATCGGTGAAGAACAGCTTGATATGAATACTGAAGCTGAGGTTATTCATATTGTTCCACGTGTAGTTGGTGCAGGCGGTAATGGAATATTACAGACTGTTTTAGGTGCTGTGATGGTCGTGGTGGGAGTCTTAGTAACTGTAGGCACATTAGGCGGTGGAGCACCACTCGGTGCTGCATTGATTGGTTCAGGTATTGGAATGATGCTTGGTGGTGTGGCTATGATGCTTATGCCGAAGGTTGATACTACTCAAGACCAAAACCAAGATGGAAACAGAGCGAATAAAGGCTTTGGCGGTGCAGTTACCACAGTTGCACAAGGTAATCCTGTTCCAATTCTTTATGGTCAACGGGAAATCGGCGGCTTCATTGTGAGCGCAGGTCAATATCCTGAAGATCAGATGTAATTTTTAATTATTTAACAGGCGCTTTCTAGCGCCTTTTTTATTGCGTGAGATTTCTTATGAATGCAGTAGTAGGCGCAAAAAAAGGCAGTAAAAAACAACGGCAACCTGTCATTTCACCAGATTCTGCTCAATCGAAAACCTTTATCAAGGTTCTATATGGTTTAGCTGAAGGCGAGATTGAAGGTTTAGCTAATGGGCTTCAGTCAATTTATTTAGAAGAAACTCCACTTCAGAATGCAGATGGAAGCCTTAACTTTGAAAATGTAAAAGTTGATTTTAGAAATGGTACTAATGATCAGGAATACATTGAGGGTTTTCCTGCTGTTGAAAATGAGACAGCAATAGATGTTGAGTTGAAATCAGGCACGCCTTGGGTAAAAGCATTTAATAATCTAGATCTGGATGCCGTCCGTGTACGTTTCAAATGGGGTCCTTTGCGTACTCAAGACGCAACAAATGGGGATGTGAGCGGATTAACAATTGAGTATGCGATTGATTTGCAGACTGATGGCAATAGTTGGAGTGAAGTATTAAGAGCTAAAATTTCAGATAAGACTTCGGCAAATTATGAGCGTGCTCACCGTATTGACCTGCCAAAGGCTGATAGTGGCTGGTTATTGCGAGTTCGACGTATTACCCCTAACTCATCTTCTGAATATATCAGCGACAAGATGTATGTATCTGCGGTAACAGAGGTAATTGATGCAAAATTACGTTATCCAAATACTGCTTTACTTGGTCTTCAATATGATGCCGAGACTTTTGGAAACGTAGCAAAAGTTGCTATGGATACAAAGGGTAGGCTCCTAAAAGTTCCTACTAATTACAATCCAGCAACACGGCAATATGTTGGAATGTGGGACGGCACTTTCAAAGAGGCTTATTCCAATAACCCGGCATGGATCTATTACGATATATGCACCGTAGACCGTTATGCTTTGGGTGACCGATTAACCCCGCTAATGGTTGATAAGTGGTCCTTATATCGTTTAGCACAATACTGTGACGAAATGGTACCAGACGGTCTAGGCGGCCAAGAACCACGCTTTACTTGTAATGTTTATCTTCAGAGTGCCGAAGGTGCCTTTGAAATTTTAACGAAATTAGTTGGTGTATTCCGTGCTATCACATTTTGGGATGGTAATAGCATTATTTGTGATGCGGATATTCCCCAAGATACGTATTTCACTTATACGCGTGCCAATGTCATTGATGGCAATTTTGAATACTCAGGAACCCGTGCGCGTGATCGCCATAATGTTGTAAAAATTGCGTGGGATAACCCAGCTAATCACTACAAAACCGAATATGAGTTTGTTCGTGATGAGAAAGCAATTGCTGAAGCGGGCCAAGTTCGTATTTTGGAAATTGATGCTTGGGGATGCACTTCGCGCGGACAAGCGCAGAGAGCAGGTCACTGGGCTTTAAAGTCAGAGCAACTTGAAACACGCACAGTGTCTTTCAAAGTTGGTCTAGATGGACACATTCCTTTGCCGGGGAAAGTAATTGAAGTTGCTGATCCTCTATTTGCAGGTCGTGCAAATGGTGGTCGTGTATCTGCTATTTCGGCAGATCGTAAAAGTATTACTTTGGACCGAGATAATGTGGTTGCAAAAGCTGGCGACCGACTCGTAATTAATGGTGAAAATGGCAAAGCCCAAACACGTATTGTTCAGTCAATAGCAGGTAGAGTTATTACAGTAACCACGGCTTTTGATATGAATTCGATTGCTGTGCAAAACATTTGGGTTTTAGATGCTCAAGACTTGGCAACAATGAAGTTTCGGGTCATCTCTATTACTCAAGATGATAAACATCAATTTAACATTACTGCTCTTCAATACAATCCTTCAAAGTTTGATGCAATCGACACTGGAGCACATTTTGAAGAAGCACCAATTTCAATTGTTAATCCTACTGTTCAAGATGCGGTTACAAACGTCACCATTACAAGTGAAAGCCGAGTAGATCAAGGTATTAATATTGCCACAATGATTGTGTCATGGGCACAAGCCCGTGGGGCGGTAAAGTATCTGGTTGAGTGGCGTAAAGATGACGGTAGTTGGATTAAGCTTCCAATAACCGGCAACAACTCAGTCGAAGTACCAGGTATTTATGCGGGTCAATATCAAGCACGAGTAACAGCGATTTCAGCTTTTGAGATAGCTTCTTTACCGGCATACTCAGTTTTGACTGCATTGACTGGTAAGCAAGGGTTGCCACCAAAAATAGCTTTTATCCGTGCAGTTGGCACAATGTTCGGAATGAAAGTGGAATGGGGATTCCCGGCAACTGGCGCATTAGACACTGCATATACGGAAATTGAATATTCTACGACTTCCAATGGTGCCAATATTCAGCCTCTGGGTTCTTATGCTTATCCAACGACTTCACTACAGCAGCAGGGTTTGGCTGCTAATGTGACACTCTGGTATCGGGGGCGGTTGGTTGACCGGATCGGTAATAAAGGGGATTGGTCTAGTTGGGTTAGTGGCACTTCAACTGCACAGGCGAATGATATTCTTGATGCGCTTGATGGCTTAATTTCTGCAACGCAGTTAGATCAGGACTTAAGAGATACGATCAATAAGATTGATACGATTGAAGGTCTTGATGGAGATATCGGAAATTTAATTGACAAAGTTACTGCTCTTGAGGGTGAAATTGATTCTGCGAATGCAGCAATCGATGCTGAAACCCAGCAAAGAGTAAGTGATGTTTCTGGATTAAACGATAGCCTTACACAAGAAATTAGTGATCGAATTGCAGCAGATGCAGCTGAAGCACAAGCCCGTGCAGATGCAATTGCACAAGAATCTTTGGTACGGCAGGGTGAAGTTAAGCAAGTTTCTGATGCCGTTGCGAAAGAAACCAATGACCGCATTGCTGCAGTTAAAGGTGTCAGTGATGGTTTAACTCAAGAGATTCAGGCTAGAACTGATGGTGACCAGCAGATTCTTAATGCTGTCACTACCTATAAAGAAAGCACCGACACATCAATTGCAGCTGTTCAAGAATCGGTTGATATTGTTGCAGATGACTTACATGCTACAGCAACAAAACTGGACGGTGTTTACGCACAGGTAACACCTTTAACGGCTGATCAGAACAACTGGACCGCAGATAATGGAAGTAACCAAGCTGCTGCTTGGACAATTCAGTCAGCATTTGCTGAAGGTGATTTAGCCCTAAGTAAACGTATCGATGTTGTTAATGCTCAGGTGGGAAATAACCAAGCTGCTATTCAGCAAGAAGCCTTAGCAAGAGTCAATGGTGACAGCGCACTAAGCCAAAGAATTGATACGTTGAGTTCAGATTTTGGCAATAACAATGCTTCTGTTCAGCAAAAACTTATTGCTTTGGCTGATGCCGATGGAGCACAGGTTCAGGCACTGAATAATTACATTGCTTCCAATGACTTGGCTCTGGCTTCGGTTATAGACGATGTAACAGCAGTTGTTGATGACACTAGTGCAAATACACAGGCAATTGATGGTTTAAGAGCCAGTGTAAAGGTTGCCACGGATGATGCTGGCAAAGCACTTGAAAATAGTGCTACTGCCATAAGCAAGGCTGATACAGCGGTGTCTCAAGCAGGTTCAGCTTCATCAATGGCACGGGAAGCAACAGCAACAGCACAATCGGCAAGTTCAAAAGCAGATGGTGCTATTAATACAGCCAATACCGCTAGTAGTGATGCTGCAACTGCAAAAACCAATGCTGCAACTGCTATCAGTAAAGCGCAAGCTGCTGCTGATGCTTCTAGTGCTAATGCATTATCTATTAATGAAATCAATGCTGCTTTAGAGGACAAGGCTTCAACTGGTGCGCTTGAAGAAGTCAAAGCGGATGTAGAGGATATTGATGGCGTTGTTAAAGCTCAAACGCAGAAGCTTGATGGTGTTTATGCAAAAGTTACTCCATTAACTGCTGACCAAAACAACTGGACAGCTGATAGTGGTAGCAACCAAGCAGGGGCGTGGACAATTCAGTCTGCTTATGCTGATGGCGATTTAGCTTTAAGTAAGCGCATCGATACCGTTTCAGCTTCAGTTGGTGAAAACACTGCATTAATTCAACAGGAAGCTACAGCAAGAGCGAGTGGTGATGCTGCTACAGTCCAAGCTTTAAATGTTTATAAAGCGAGTAACGATGCAGCTTTAGCAGCAGTGAGTCAACGAGTTGATATTAATACTGCAGACAATGAAGCAACCGCTTTAAAAGTTGATGCAATTGATGTCAAAGTCAATACTGCAACTGATCAAGCAGGTCAGGCACTTGAAAATAGTGCTACTGCTGTAACTAAATCTGAAGCAGCAGTTTCGGAAGCTGGGTCTGCTGTTACTGTAGCGAATCAGGCGAAAGCAACAGCCGGCACTGCCAGTAGTGACGCTGCAACAGCCAAGGCAAATGCAGCTACAGCATTATCACAAGCCAATGCAGCAGCAGATGCATCTAGTGCAGCAATTGATCGTGTTGAGTCTGTAGAGGCTGAACTTGGAGACAAGGCTTCAACCGGTTATGTGGATAGCGTGAAAGCTATCGTTGATGAGCAAGGGGATTTGATCAATGCAAATACAGAGCGATTAAGTGGAGTATTTGCAAAAGTTACTCCGCTTACAGCGGATAGCACTGCTTTAACAGCAGATAGCTCATCAACAGAGGCTGGCTCATGGTCATTACAGTCAGCAGCAGCTGAAGGTGACTTGGTTTTAAGTAAGCGGATTGATATTACTCAGGCTCAGATAGATGAAAATAAGGCAACTATTGCCTCTGAATCTACTGCGCGTGTAAATGCTGATAGCGCACTTGGGCAACGAATAGATACTGTTCAAACTCAGTTTGAGAGTAACAAAGCCACAGTGCAAAGCCAGATCAAAACGCTTACAGATAATCAGTCTTCACAAGCTACTCGAATTGATACTGTTCAAGCTTCTGCTTCATCTGCGAATGTAGCGGCGGGTAATGCACAAGCTACAGCCAACAGTGCACAACAGGCTGCACAAGCAGCCGCGACGGCAGCGGGTAATAAAGGGGAGGTAATTTTTGGATCAACAGTACCCGCAGCCGATAAACGCCTTGCACAAAATCTCTGGATTGATACAACAGGTGGCGCGAATACACCTAAGCGTTGGAATGGTTCAGCGTGGGTAACAGTAACTGATAAGGCAGCAACGGATGCGGCAGCGGCAGCTAATGCAGCTCAAAAAACTGCAAACGATGCCCTAGATAAAGCAAACACAGCAAACACCAATTTGGCAACAGTTCAACAAAAAGTGAATGCTGTGGCTGATGCTCAGAATGCGACAGCAGAGAAAGTTGATACTATTCAAACAACTGTTGACGGACATACAGCATCGATTCAGGAAGTGTCAAAAAGTGTAGATGGTGTCTATGCAGAGCAATTCATGAAGTTTGATGTGAATGGCCATGTCTCAGGACATGGTTCAATGAACGATGGTACAACATCAACATTCATCTTTAACTATGATGCAATTCAGTTTGGTACGCCTGTCGGTGTTGATGGTGTAGAACCTAAACCATTAATGACACTGCAAAATACTCCAGTTACTTTGCCAAACGGTACTGTTATTCCGCGTGGATTGTATGTCGACAATGGTAGTTTTGGATATATCAATGCGAATAGGATCTGGGCAGAAAACTTAAGTGTTATTAGCGCTGATCTAGGTTCAATTAAAGTTAAAAATGCAAATATTGATGATGGTGCAATTAGCACCCTTAAAATCCAGGATGAAGCAGTAACTGTTCCAATAGGTGTAAAAGCAATTGATGTAAAGACTATCACTACTTTTGCAGGTGGAGTTACAAGTGGACAGCCTAATAATGATTTTAACAACCACCTATCAGCGTGGGAAAATCATATAGGTACACTTTTACAAGTAACGTTAAATAGAAGTGGTGGAAAAGTTAGAATTGATGCTTCAGTAAATATTTGCACACCTACTTTTGGCGCTTTTAGTGTAAGTGACGGACGAGGTAATCCAATTGCAGCAAATGACAGGGCCATGGCTTCTTTTTATATTTCTATATATCGGAATGGAAATTTAATTGGACGGGGTTCATTAGGTGCAAATCTTGAAACTGGTACTATTAATGTCAATTTCAACGGGACTGCGGTTATCGTTTCAGCTATTGATGATAACAGTACTATTGGCAATGTTACCTACACACTTAAAGCAGGATTTGCTCGACAGGAGGGCGTTAATATTCCATTAAATGTGGAATCAAGAAGCAACTTTATGATTACTTCGAGAACGTTAAGTGTTATTGAAATGAAAAAGTAACAGCACCCAACCGGGTGCTTTTTTATTGCCTAAACGAAAGGGGGAAGGCATGACTGAAAATGAATCATACGGGTTGAGATTTGAAAAGAAAATTGACTCAATTCAGAGTGATATTCGCATGTTGTCAGATCATGTTACTCGACTGACTTTTATTAATGAAGCACACAAAGAGACTAGCGAACAGAACAAAAAGGATATCGATACATTGGATATCAAAGTCGCCAATTTAGAAAACCGCACAGCAGCGCAAGATGGTGGAATTTCTGTATTGCGTGTACTGCTTGGCATCTTTGCAGGAATCGTATTTTCGCTGTGCGCTTGGGTTGGATCTTCAATTATTCAATTAAGCCAAGATCAATCTTTAATTAAAGAGAAGGTTTCACGGTTAGAGGAAGCAGGACGATGAATAGTGAAAACACAAGAGCTTATCTAGCTTTCGCATTAGTGGGACTGATGTTTGTTTTAGTGATTGCTTTATTTTTTGTGGATATGCCGCGAGAAAACAGCAATCTGATTAATACGGCATTGGGTTTTATTGCTGGGGCTATGACAACTGCATGTGGCTTTTATTTTGGTAGCTCTGAGTTAGAGAAAAAGAAAGGTGAATCCAATGACAACTAAACCATTCTTTGATGCTGCTCGTGTGATTGCAGGTGGCAAGCTTACACAAGCACAAGTAGATGATCTAAATAAGGTGGTCGATAAACTTGCGCCTTCTGGCATGACTACAAGTGATGTTGGTGTAAATCTAATTTCAGGATTTGAAGACACACGATTCAAAGCTTATGACGATGGTGTAGGAGTCTGGACTATTGGCACTGGCACAACAGTTTATCCAAATGGCGTGAAGGTTAAGCAAGGTGATACTTGCACACCTGAGCAAGCTAAGACTTACTTTAAGCATGACTTAGCCAAATTTGAAAAGACTGTAAATGAATCGGTAACTGTACCTTTAACTCAAAATCAGTTTGATGCATTAGTATCGCTGACTTACAACATTGGCTCTGGTGCTTTTAATAATTCAACCTTATTAAAGAAACTCAATAAACGTGACTATCAAGGTGCTGCTGATCAATTCCTAGTTTGGAACAAAGCAGGTGGCAAGGTTATGAAGGGCCTAGTTCGTCGCCGAGAAGCAGAACGAGCACTCTTTTTAAAGAAGTAACTTATATGTGTAAACGTACCAAAGTTGCATCGATCATCACATTGCTGTGCCTCCTATTCTCAGGTTGCACAGCTCACACTATTAATAGTAATGTGAATGTCTCGATTTGTGTAAGGGCTTTGTGATGTCGCAAGTCATGATCATGGTCACAGAAGTTGGAAAGCTTGAGCACACATGTAATTTGCTTGCTGAGGTAAACAAAGGCGGTAAAGTCGTAAAGGTTTTCGACTACAACGGCAATCAATTACCAATAAGCATTGATGGAACCGTGACATTTAATAGACGCCGTTGGGAACTTCCCATTAAAGTAGATTTAAAATAA